CTAGGTTTCAGACAGAGAATGAAGTACAGTCAACTACTGCACCAGATGCAGCAGCGTGGGAAAATAGAAAGAATTTTTTAGAGATACCAGAACACATCTTTGGTATCTCCAAGGTTTATGGTATCAGTTCAAACTTTGTTCGTAATAGTTTGTTTGGACTAAACAACCAGTATTACTTGATGGACTTGTTTTCCTATACGTCAGGAACAGGTCTTGCTTTTGGTGGTGTTGACTTGGTTAACTACTACATGGTTAAGCAACACTTTGAAACTATTGATATGATTATCAATACAGGTGCTTTAGTAGAGTTTAGATTTAATACAAGAGCAGACAGACTGTATATTGATATTGATGTAAATAGAGTTACTAAGGATCAATTCCTTCTTATAGATTGTCACAGGGCATTGGATCCATCATCATACTCACAGGTTTGGGATGACTTCTTCCTTAAGAAATATGCTACTGCACTTATTAAAAGGCAATGGGGTCAGAATTTAATTAAGTTTAATGGGGTACAACTTCCTGGTGGAGTTGCTATTAATGGAAGACAGATGTTTGATGATGCTCAAAAAGAAATTGATGAGCTCATGGATAAGTCCATCAGCACATTTGAATTACCACCTATGGATATGATAGGATGAAGAAGGTATACTTTCCTCAACATGGTGGTGTTACCACCGAACAGAATCTTGTACAGGACTTGGTTGATGAACAAATCAAGTTGTTTGGTACTGATGTCTATTACATTCCTAGGACAATGCTTAGGGATAAGACTCTTGGTGAAGTAGTTCATTCTGAATATAACCAAGCATATATGATAGAGATGCTATTGGTTAATGTAGAAGGATTTGGATCTCCTTCAGAATTTATCAGTCAGTTTGGTGTGAGGATTACTGATGAGATTAAGTTTATTCTTTCTAAGAGAAGGTGGGAACAGTCGGTAGTCCCTTCTGTTGGTCTTACTATTACTGATAGACCAAATGAGGGAGACTTAATATACTACCCATTAACAGAGAACGCATACGAAATTAAATTTGTTGAAAGAGAGTTACCTTTCTATCAACTAGGAAAATTATATTTTTATGAAATCACTGCTGAGATCTACGAGCAGGGTTCTGACGAATTTGATACTGGTATCAAAGCAATTGATGAGATTGAGACTGAGAATACATTTGTTACTACTCTGTCTCTATCTGCACCACGTGCTACTGCTACTATGACTGGAGAATTGCAGAGTGGTGTATTGAATGATATTACAATTGATAGTGGTGGTAGTGGATATAGAACTGCACCTTTGATTACAATTTCAGATCCACCTGATGTTGCTGGAGGTGATATACCTGCTACTGCAACGTGTACGGTATTAAATGGTGCTGTTAATGCTGTTACTATTGTACAACCTGGTAGTGGATATGTTACTCCACCTACAATAACTGTTGCTGCACCTGCTTTATCTGTTGATTTCCAAGCAAGAGAATATATTGTTGCTGGTAACTTCCAGAATCAAGGTGGTGATAGGACATGGGCAGCACAAGGGGATGGTACTATCTTTGTAGATCATGCTGCTAGTTTTGATCCTATCTTTGCTACAACAACTCTAGTAAAGTATTTCTTCTGGAAGTTTGAAGATCTTAGGTTGAAGTATCGTTACACATATACTGGTGAGACTCCAACAACAACTAAAGGTGAGTTTTACTATGACTCTACTAATAGTAGATATGTTATCAATGCTTATGAGACTACAACAACAAGTGGTAACAGAGCACAAATGTTTGATCTTGCTACTAATACTATAGGTGAGGTTGCTGGTTGGAATGGAAGTACAGTAGAACTTTCCATGATGAATAAGACAGGTGATTTCCTAGATGGTGACTTGATAAGAGGAGTTGATTCTAATGCCCTATATACATTAGGATCGTTTAGCACTATTGATAATAGTAATTCTGACTACGACCAGAATAAGTCTATTGAAACTGGTGGAGATGATATAGTAGATTGGGGTGAAGATAATCCCTTTGGTGAATATGGTAATTTTACAGGTAGCTTCTGATGTTAGGTACACATTTTTATAACGAAACAATCCGTAGAACTGTAATCGGATTTGGTACTCTTTTTAATAATGTTGAGATAAAAAAGAGAGATCCTTCAACTAATGAAGTTGTTGAAGCAGAGAAAGTAGCTTTGGCCTATGGTCCTAAGCAAAAGTTCTTGTATCGTTTATTCGAGAACCCTAAGACCCAGAAGGTTGCTATTACAATGCCTCGAATGTATTTCGAGATGACTGGTATACAATACGATTCTTCTAGAAAGACTAGTCCAGTTCGTAAGTATAAGAATGTTATTCCTAATGATGGGGATGAGGTAAGAGTACAATATGTTCCTGTACCATATACACTTAATTTTGAGTTGGGTATATTATCTAAAGATCAAGATACAGGACTTCAAATACTAGAACAGATCTTACCATTCTTCCAACCAACATTTAATATCACTCTCAATATGGTTCCTGATATGAGTGAGAAGAAAGATGTTGCTATCACACTTGATGGTATTAATATGGAAGATGAGTGGGATGATAGTTTCTTAGAACGTAGGTTGGTAGTGTATACATTATCATTTACTGCTAAGACATATCTTTACGGTCCTTACAACAAGGCAGATATTATTCGTAAGGCAACTGTATATGAGACTATTGGTACTAAGGGTGGTGTTAGCAGACGTTCAGCACAGATGGAATACACACCTAAGGCTAAGGTCGATAAGAACCAAGACGGACAGATTGATGCTAATGATGATATATTAGTAACAGCAGACGATGATTTTGGATTTAATAGTGGGTTTACAATATTATGAGCGATAATATTTTTGAAAAGAATATGGAAGAAGTCCTCGACATTGAGGTATCTAATACACCAGAAGGAGGTTGCACTACTAGAAAGGCAAACCTCAAAGATGTTACTGATGATGTCCAGAAGGACTATGAGTATACTAGAGGAGAATTGTATTCCCTCATAGATCAAGGTCAGGAGGCAGTCAGAGGTGCTTTAGAGGTTGCTCAGGAGAGTGGTCACCCTAGAGCATATGAAGTTGCTACAAACGCTATGAAGCAGGTAGCAGACATGACTGATAAACTCATGGATCTTCAGAAGAAAAAGAAAGATGTGAATGAAGAGCAGAGAGGTCCAAGCAAGGTTACTAACAATGCTATGTTTGTTGGTAGTACAGCAGAGTTACAAAAAATGCTTAAACAAATGGGAGGTGGTAAAAGATAATGGAATCTAAATTAGAAGTCCTCATAGGTTCTGATTGGAGAGAGATTGCTAGAGGACCAAGTAAAGATATACATGTGACTGCACATATGCTAGACTTATCAGCAATGGGTGCGACTGACTTTAGAATAGTTGATTTATGAGTTCGATAACTTTGACGACAGTGGAGAAAAAAATCCCTGTCTTTACAACATACCTTCCAGATTATGAAAACTTAAATCCAAAACTAATAACTCTAATCAAGCAGTATAGAGAGAAGTTCCCTGAGAAGGAGGAACATACAAATCTTAGGGCTTGGAGGAGTTCTTATGATACTCACATTAATGAAGATAGATTTGATTTCTTGATTGAGAAAGGGATAGAAGCTGCTAAATGTATAGCAAAGGAATATTGGTTAGCACCAAATATTGATTACTTAACGTCTGCTTTCTGGATGTGTATGTATGAGAAAGGAGAATATGCTAGGCAGCATCATCATTACCCATCAGATGTATCAATAGTATATTATGTTGATGTTAAGGATGATTCTGCTGCTATAGTATTTGAGGATAAGTTAACTATCCAACCTAAAAATGGAATGATGTTGATCTTTCCAGCATGGGTTCAGCATAGAGTATTAAAGACAGAATCAGAGAGAATTGTTATAGCAATGAACTTAGTTAAAAAACTAGATATAATAGAAGTATAATCTTAGTAAAATGGCTTATCAAAGAAATGATGTAGATTGTAATCCAGTTGGTTCTCAACCAGGAAGCACTACTGTGAATCATTTCTCAGGTAATGAGGGGTGGACTACTATAACATTTAAGAATTGGAATGCAGACTTTCAAGCAAGGACTGTAAATAATAGTACAAGAACACCTGGAACCTTTCAAGCACGAACGGTCAACAATTCAACACGTACCCCTGCAGCTTACCAACGTTATAATATAAGTAATAATGCAGTCTCGGCTTAATATTATGCAGTTTAACGAACGAGAGATGAACCGTATTTTAGTAGCGGTTGAACACTACAGAGATTGTGTTCAAGTTAGACCACAAGAGTACGATCAACTAATAGATAAACTACATTCCTACGAAGAGGAATATGAATGTCCAGATTGTGTTCTATGCACGATTCACCAATGAAACATTACACCGTTGGTTATCACGATTATTCTATGCATACTCATGAGATATGTGAGTATGCAAATGATTCTTACGAAGCAATACAAGATGCGAAAGAGGATGTACCATACATCCACGATCATCCGAACAGTATAAATTACGTTCTATTATCGGACTAGAAAAGTGAATAACATAGTTAAACTCTTGAAAGAGTTTACGATGACTCGTATCCTAGTTTGGTTAATAATAGGAGGGTCACTAGTGAATCTATATTCTTTAGCATGGGTGGTTTCCGAATAGTGAGTGATGTAGTTTGGTCAATAAATATTATGTGTGCTATACTGTTAGTAGCAGTAGGCTATGTAATATTTTGGATCTTTAAATATGATGAATGGTATCCTAATCCCATTATTCATCACGACATCCCCATTGAACCCAAACACACTGATACAGGAGTTCAGGACTTGGGAGTCGGAGAAAAATAGAACCTCTGTTGAAGATGTACTAAATAGTGCATTGATACTAGAGGATGATAATGGGTGCAATGGTTCCACCAAACAGGAAAAGTTGTTACAATTTCCGAGTGGTGAAGATAAACAGGGTAGTAGATGGAGATACGATAGACGTAACTCTGGACCTTGGGTTCAGCCTGACCAAGAAGGAGAGGGTGAGAATTGCAGGTGTGGACACCCCAGAGAAGAGAACGAGGAATCTGGAGGAGAAAGCACTTGGGATTGACGCAACAAACTACCTCAAAGATAAACTCACAGACACTCTTAAGGGTGATGACGAACTGGTTATTAGGACTGAGCTTGTTGGTGGGGTCGGCAAGTATGGTAGGCTTCTGGGCTGGTTATACATTGGGGATTCAGACACCTCAATCAACGAGCAAATGATAACTGAAGGATATGCTTGGCCATATGATGGTGGCACTAAGCAGAAAGATTTTAATGAACTTCGTGAGATTAGAAAATCATATGGAACTCTTTAAAGATTGTTTTGTATATGATGACTTTATATCAGATAAAGATTTTAAAGCATTAGCAACTGCTGTACTTGATAATAAACATCACGCTCCATTTAGATGGGATTATTCTCCTGAAGTCGTTGGAGAGCAAGATGTTATGTGTGATGAGTTAGATCATTATCAATTATCAAATACTATGTACTTTATGCATGCCAAAGAGTATTGGGATAAAGATAAGGGTAAAAGACCTCAGGCATATAAGACTAGTCATTTTCCTTTATTGTTTCCTATATTTGATAACCCAAAATTAAAGTTTGGTGTTCCTATGAGGGTTAAAGCAAACCTTAATTTAAGAACAAAAGAAATAGTAAGACATGGATTCCATTGTGATAACCCATTAAAAATGGCTCATACAGCAATATTCTATATGAATGATTGTAATGGGTATACAGAATTTGAGAAGACAGGAGATAAGTGCTACAGCAAAGCAAATAGACTATGTGTATTTCCAACACAAACTAGACATAGTGGTACTACTTGCACTGATCAAAAAAGAAGAGTAGTTATTAATATAAATTTCTTGCCTGATAATCAAGACGGTACAGATCCACGTGCAAGAGGATAAATAATATATGGCTACACAAACTGACATATATCTTGGTAACCCCAACCTGAAGAAGGCAGGTACTGAGATACAATTTACAAAGAAACAAATAGAGGAGTGGATCAAGTGTAAAAAAGATCCACTATACTTCGCATGTAAATACATGCAGATCATTTCTTTGGATGAAGGTCTAGTACCTTTTGAAATGTATGGTTTCCAAAAAAAGATTTTAAAAGACTTTCACGAAAACAGATTCAACATTGCTAAGTTGCCTCGTCAGACTGGTAAGT